ATGACAGGGTTGGCGACAAACGTGCGACGCGAACTCGCCGAAAATTCGTCGCCTGTCTTTATGGCCAACTTTATGGCCAAGGTTCTCACCCATGAAAGTCACAGCAAAAAACATCAATAGCCTGCCAGAGGGCATGCACAGGATCGATAGGTGTCTGTACGTCCGTCAACGGGAGGGCAAGCGCCCCACGTTCTACTTTGTCTACACAATCCTCGGAAAGCGCAAGGAGCTTTCCATCGGTCCGGTGTCAGGCATCACGATCACTCAGGCCCGCGCAAAGGCCGCTGAGTACCATCATCTCCTAGAGACTGGCGTCGACCCGCAGGCCGCCAAGAAAGAAAAGCTCCGATCCATGCGAGACGCCGGATCGGTTGACAAGGTCGCGTACACTTTCGCCGACCTGCTCCGAGAGGCGCTGCCGACCATCGAGAATGCCAAGCGCTGGAGGAACGCAAAGCACGCTGCGCAGTGGCAGTCCACGCTCGAGACATATGCGCTACCCGTGCTCGGCCCCAAGCCCGTCGAGGACGTGAGCCGCGACGACATCCTTGCCGTGCTTCGCCCAATCTGGGACTCCAAGTCCGAGACCGCGAGCCGCCTTCGCGGCAGGCTCGAGGCCGTCTTCTCCTACGCGATTGCCACAGGCAAGCGAGTCGCAGCGAACCCTGCGACGTGGAGAGGGAACCTCGATCTCTTCCTGCCGCCGCCCTCTCGTGTCCAGAAGGTCGAGCACCATGAGGCTCTATCTCTTGACGAGACTCGGGCGCTCCTCGAGGAATGGAACCCGCCCAAGTCGATCAGTGCGAGCGCGATCATCTTCGGCATCCTGACCGCCAGCCGTGTCGGAGAGTTCGTAAAGGCGCGATGGAGCGAGATCGACTTCGACGTCCGAGTCTGGGTAGTGCCGCCCGAGCGCCGAAAGGATCAAAAGCCATACCCGCACCGTGTGCCGCTTTCCGACCAGGCTGTGTACATCCTCAGCCAAATCGAGCGGAAAGGCGAGTATGTCTTTGCCCGGTCGGCGGGTTCACACATCTCACTGGAGACGCCACGCGTGGTGCTACAGAAGAAGGTCGGCCACGGCACGATGCACGGGTTCCGCTCGACTTTTCGTGACTGGGCGGCAGAGCAGGGTTTTGACCGCACGCTTGCAGAGAAAAGCCTGATGCACGCGACGGGCAATGAGGTCGAGCAGGCGTATCAACGCTCCGACCTGCTCGAGCAGAGACGCCCCCTCATGCAGTCATGGGCTGACGCGATCATGCTGAAGAAGGAGTGACGTTTTCCAAAGGCACAAAAAAAGCGCCCCACCTACCGTTGCTGGTAAGTGGGGCGCTTTTTTTGGACAGGATTTCTCGGCGCTCCTCATGATCGAGCGCAGGTACTATCGTAGCCCGTATAGGTAACCGCGCGGAGTGAGCTTCCTGGGGACAATCCGTCCCCGGCTATGCTTGCGCGGTGTTGTTGCAGGGAGTTTAGCACTTCACTGGCTCACAATAATCGCCATAGCATCTTTGTCTATCGCAGTGCGCTCAGAAAGCTCGACACCTCTTCGAACCAACTCCGTGCCTCTTTCGAGTAGGCCTGCGCATCGGGCAAGCTGCTCTCTTTCAGCGTCGCAGGTACCGCCGGCAGCTGCGGACAGTCGACGCTTTGCATCGGCGGCTTGCTTGCGCACCCGCTCAAGATCAGCGCCAAGATTATCGGCGCGAGCAAGAGCGGTATCGCGCTCCTCCCACGCCTCGACCAAAGACCTGTACTGCGCTTGTTCTTTCTCACGATGCTTTACTCCTAGAGCTTCTGCGCGAGCGGCATAGTCCGCCCGCAGTTCTGCAATGTCCTCACCGTACGAGGACGCCGCCAGTTGGTAGCCCGTGAAGAATGCACAGACTACGAGAATGACTGTGATGGCTTCGATTCTCATATTGCCCCGGCGCCCGTCACGCCTTTCCTATGAAGAAGAGGACGAGCTTTACGAGTGACTCCAGAAAGTTGGCCAAGAGTAACGCGGCAACGAGGCCGACAACTATGCCGATGTAGAAGCCGCCCATAAGGGAGTCGTTGCCTACGGTATCAAGATGCTTGACGTAGTCAACGTCATTCAACGTGTAGCGCCCCTCGATCAGGGTGTACCTGGCTTCTGATGCCTTGCTCATTTTCGATCCTCGATGTCTTCAAGCCGCTCCAGTCTCATGTTCAGGACTGCGAGATAGTCCTGCATCAGCCCTTGCTGGATGCGAAGCAGGGACTTCGTTCGCTGATCCAGCTTGGCAAAGCTGAACCCAACGATGAAAACTGACAGTCGATCGAGACGGCTCTGCAACTCATCCCTTTCCATGATCAATCGGTTCTTCCAGCCCATCATTCCTCTCCAAGATAAAGTTTTGCCTCAGCGCGACGACGCCTGGTCAAGCCGGGAAGCTCTTTGCCGTTAACCTTGTTGACGTCGAGGAACTGTCGGGCGGCTTCTTCCGCGTCGCCTGCGTTGACCGCTCGCATCAGCTTCGGGCACTTGTGGACGACGCCGTCCACGCCGATGTTGTAGGCGAGGGAGAGGAGGGATACGTACTGGCCCTCCGTTACCTTCACATTGACCCATGCTGCGAGCCCCGATGCGTAACGCTTGAGGTCATCAATGAGCGTGTTGTAGGCCTCCTTGTACGTCACGACTTGCCCCTTCTTCACGTCGGGACCGGTGTGGCCGAAGCCGATGGTGAGCACGCCCGCGGGGCATAGGTACGCCGTCTCGCGGAAGCCTTCCCATTGTTCAATGAAGTCTGCGGCCAACTCGACCGGCCAAGCCGTAAGGGCTCTCGTTTCACTCATTGTCTTTCTCCTTTTCCACGGTTAAGGAAGCTCTTCAAAAGTACCCTGAACAATCGTTTGCACAGAAATTTGGCCTGTGTAATAGATAAAAACTCTCGGGGCGCAAAATTAGAGAGGGCTTTTGAAGAGCTTCCTTAACCCGCGCTTCGCCATTTCTTCTTCGGCGTGCGCTTCAATGCGTTCGTTGAGGGTTTTGACAAGCCGACGGAGCACGGGCGGAACCGCGCCGCCCAAGCCTCCTCGCTCCAGGGTCTCGATGATTGAGCCGAACTCGCCGGCTGCATAGGCGCAGATGGTGATGCTTTGGAAAATCTGAAAGTGGATGACGGGCGCGAAGACTTCGTCGAGCCCATGGGCGAGTGCTACGATGGCGAACATCAGTGCCTTCTTCAGGATGCCCAGAAAATTCTTATGGCTCGACCACTGCCCTTGAAGCACGGCTATGCCTGTGCCAAGGAAGAAGTCCGTCACCGTGAAGATGACAAGCCACCAGAGCAGCGGCCCTACGTCGCCGAAGGCGAATGACAGGGCGCCGCCCAGCACACCGCCTGCGGTCAGCATGACTCTCTCCGCTCCTTGAGGAATGAGGTTCTGCAGGGTTGGCAGCATGATTGAAAAAAAAGAAAGGGGACGACTGGATCGCCCCCTGCGTGGTTAACGATCCATTGCTAGAACCGTGCGGATGTGCTTGATGCACTCCCACGCTTCACAAAGATCTTCCAGGTTCTGGGATGTCAGGCTGTAGTGACCGTCCCGAGCGTCGTCGAGGATCTTGTCGATCTTCTCCAGAAGCTCTTCCTCGGTGCGCTCACCCTGCATCTTTCGCATGTCCTTCAAGTCCATGACTTTCCCTCCTCTCCTCGTGCAAGACCAGTATCTCGCACATCAGAACTCACACGCGCACAAAAAAACTCCCCCGAGCTTTTGCCCGAGGGAGTCGTTGTTGTTTTTGTTTGTAGATTGGCTATGTGCTTGCCTTCGCAGGGATGAATCCTGCGTAGACGCCGAGTTCGCCCTTCGCCGCTATTTGTACGGTTTCTCCTTTTCTTACGGGGACCGTCACTTTTGCTATGCCGTATGAGTGAACCGAAGTAGAGCCAGTCGTACACGACACATCTGCCACACCCCCGCCCGCCTCACCCGCGTGAGTCTCGCCACTAACGAAAACAAACCCATCAGCAGGAGCAACGTACTCGTTCCACCATTGCTCGGCGACAACAGGAATGTCGATCTTTTGACTGGACGGGAAGGCGTTCATTGCCGATGCCTTGCCGAATGCTCGGAGGAGATCCTTACGCATAGGCACCTCCAAGCACGAAGCTACGCCCCAATGTATGGGTAAAAGCGGATGTGCGCCTTGATGTTCTGAGCAGCTCCATCAACCCACATAAACCAGTGAATCGTTTCGCCCTTTCGGCAAGGAGTCTCAAGAACCGGCCACGTCTGCCCGGAGCTCCCAACGAGCCCACAGTCGAACTGATCTCGTCGAACCGTGAGGTTGCAGTAGGCGTAGCCTTCAGCGGGCTCACACTGGATGACGAACACGCCGTCGCACGGAGGAACGTAAGTGTTTGCGTTAACATTCTCATACCCTGTCGGGAACGAGATGTCAGTTGCAATATGGCGCCCTGCGACGACACTCTTATGCGATCCGCGATAGGCGTCAAAGCACGAGTTAAGCAGGTTCTTAAGCATGGCACAACCCTCCAAAATAGCTGTGCCACAGGGCTTTTACCCCCCCCCAACAGAAGGAAAGAACCGCATAAAGTTAACTGGCATGCCGTCACTGTGTGCTAAGCGAGCCGTCTCTCCCTTGCGAACAGGGATATACCCTTCAGGATTTTGTCCAGCGTTTGGGATTGCCTGCACTTGCGACACAGATGCGACAAGCGAGAACCATTGATTCACTGCGTTCGACCGCACACCTAAGCAGATATATCCGTTTTGAGGCGCGACAAACGTCTGACTGTTGAAGTCAACGAAGTCCCCACGTGGGCAAAATGCCTTGGCACCACCGCTCAAGATAGTTGCACGCAGATAATCTTTCTTAGATGCCATCAGAACCCCCTATACATCTGTGCCTGCATGGCACGAGCATCAGCCTTCTGGCCGCACTCGTAAGCTATACACGCGGGAATCGTCGGATACTCGACGAACGGGAAGCCTTCAAGCGCAGGCATGTCTCTCAGCGCTTCACGGTACGTCATCACCTCCGCACGCTCCTCATCGGTCAGAGCTTCACGAGCAACCTTCGATTCCTTCTGCACCGTCATGTCAGCCAGCTGGACGTAGCAGTCCGTGTCACTGATGCGCGCATTGCGCTCGGAGCGAACCGTCTGCGCATAGCGCTCGGTCACGAACGCATCGTCGTTCTCGGGCAGAGAAGCGGCGGCGTAGTAGCCACCATCCGCAGAGCGGAAAAGTTCACCCGGACGCTCCTTCGCAGTGACCCACGTCAGGACGCGACCATCAATCTCTTCGTCCTTGCACTCATACCCATTGGCACGAGCGGCCTCAAGATCGAGCGGATCGACGAAGCAATGGACGAACCCACTGTTAGAGTGCGCCGCTACTCTGCCGTTGCGATCCATCACCACATAGCCGCCTACTGGCGAGGACAGAGCCTCGTTCAGGTAAGCGGCTTTAACTTCTTGGAGAGTTTTCATTTCTTGTTAGCCTCCTTCTTTAGCTCCTCAACCTGTTTCTCAAGATTTTGTACACGTTCCAACAAGCAAGCAGCGAGCGTAATCATGATCCATCCGCCCGTAAAATCAGGCTTAATCTCACGGTCGCCTTTGGTCTTTCCAGTTACTATTGCACCATTTACGGCTTTCATAAGCTCATCAACTGTCATACAGGTACCTGTCCTCCAAATTCAACGATAAGTTCCTTGAGAGCAGTCTCTAGCTCGGACGTATCCACCTTCTGTGCAAGGCCCGCGGTGTAGGTCGAGGTATCCACCTTCTGTGCAAGGCCCGCGGTGTAGGTCGAGGTATCCACCTTCTGTGCAAGCCCCGCGGTGTAGGTCGAGGTATCCACCTTCTGTGCAAGCCCCGCGGTAACGTCGGCTACCATGGCAACCTCATAGCCGCCCGGTGTGGAACCGTCCATCAGGTGGATCTTCCACTTGGACGTGTCCACCACAAGTTGCTTCGGAATGCCTGTGTAGGCCTTGACCTTCTCTGTCGTATCGCCCATCTGAGCGAATCGTGTCGGTTTCGTAGCCATTACGTCGTGCTCCCTAAATCAATGTCGCCATCAAAGTCGGCGATCGTTATCTTGTCCTTGGCGGACAGCGCGCCTAGTGTCGGTTTGCCGGTAATGCCCGCCCACGTCGTAGTGCCCGCCGGCCCCGTTGGACCTCGCTCACCCTGGATGCCCTGATCGCCCTTCGGGCCTTTGATGTCGCCACAGTCGACCCAAGCGCTTCCGCTCCACGAGTAGAGACGCGAGCCGACCATGTAGGCGTCGCCCAGCGTTCCGGTCGGATGTTGCTCTTGCAACTCCTCGAGGGACGGGAAGCTACCCTTGATCGCGAGGGCCGCGCCAGTTTCGCCCTTCGGTCCCTGTGGACCTCGAACGTTTGCAAGCCTCGCTCCAACCGTGAACGTGCTCGATGCGATCGACGCGATCTGGAAGACCTCACCATCAGGATCAATCACCGTGTCACCGACCTTCACATTGGCAGAAGGCGTGAGCGAGGTAAGCGCCGCAGTGCCGCTGGCGCTCACGTTTGTCGACGTGAGCCGAACTGCGAATGCGGCCACCTTGGCAGACTCTGCTGCGGCCTGCGCGGACTTTGCCGCCTCGCTTGCCTTGGTCCCCGCGTCCGACGCCTTCTGCGTCGCAGTGGTTGCCGCAGTCTCGGCCTTGCCCTGCGCCGTCACGGCAGCAGTCTTCGCAGACTCTGCACCGGCCTTGGCCGTATCGGCTCCTGCCTTCGCAGTCTCCGCCGCCTTCAGAGCGTTCGATGCAGCGGTAGCCGACTTGGCTGCGGCATCAGCTTGCGCCTTTGCGTTGGCCGTTTGAGTAGCGCCGGCCGCGTTGACGGCGGCAACTTGTGTCGTGCCGGCATTCACCACCAAACCGACCTGCTTGGTGCCCTCGGCAGCCACGACCGACTTCTGCGAGGAGCCTTCCTGCGTAATCTGATCGATGGTGGTGGAGCCCGCATTCTGCACCGCAGTCACCTGCGTGCTACCCACAGACTGAATGTTCCTCACGCCCGCCGCAGTCGCGTCCATCACCTCCTGCAGGAGACCACTGGTGGAGCTTTCAGACTGCGCGGCCCTCTCGGCGTAGTACTTCGCGCCATAGAGCTCGCCTTCCACCGGGGCCGTCGTCTGCGTGGCCCACTTACTTGCGAGAACATTGCTTGCATCAGCACCGGCCTTCGCCTCGATCGCGGACGCATTGGCGGCCTCCGCGCTCTTCTGCGCCGCTTGAGACAGCCGAACGTTTTCAGTCGTTGTCTCGACAGCATTCACCGCCGTCTCCAGGTCTCCGCGATCGATGGCGTCGGCTACCTTGTTTACGTCCTCGATGTTTGTCGCAACAGTGCGAATGTTGCCGTCGACAACTTCGATATCGCCAACGATCTCATCCGTGGTAGACCCGCAGTCGTAATCTCCGTTGCCTACGACCTTGCCAATAAGGTCGGTCGCGACCGTTTCAACGTATGGCATGCCCTTCGACACCGTCACAACATCGGCGATTTTTTCCGCGACCTTCGTGACTTCGTAGGACTTGCCCGCAACCTCGACCACTTCAGGCTTGATCGACGCAACGGTTTTTACATCTTCAATTGCAGTACCAGTTGCAACAACGGGCACGATGTTGTCGGCCACGGTCTTGATCTCGGCCTTCATCGGGACGAGGGCGGTGGCCGCTTCGGCGTACTCCTTCGTCTGCTCCTCGGACTTCTTCGCCTCTTCGGCGGACTTCTGGGCGGCATCGGCGAACTGTCGGGCGTCATTTTGGGCGGACAGAAGCTTCTCAATCAGCTGTTCAGGAGTACTGTCAGATGTCGGCGGAACTGACAAAGTGCGGTCAAGGCGCTCTACGAGCTGCTGGATCTGCACAACAACTCGATCCATCGCCTCATTGATGATCTCAGGCGGGAACCTCGAGTAGTTCGTCAGCTGCATGTTCTGCGTGTAGGCAACGGCAGACCCAACTACAAAGATGTTCCCTTTGACAATCGGCGTAGTCAAGACAACCGTGCCACCCGGCGTCGCGGCCTGATCAGAATTCATCTCGACTGAATAATCCTGCCCATACACAAGAATTCTTGCCTGCGCTTCAGGATCATCAGCCGTGGCGACATACACGTCAGTCTTTTCGAAGATGAGAAAGCCGAAAGGCAATCTCGACTGTCCCTCTGACGTGAACGGCCCAGCTAATCTTTTGACGTACTCGATCATAGAAAATGGCTCCTTAGTGGAGCCATCTTCGTATGATTGGGCGAACACACGCGCACTAGTCTTGCGGAGGCGATACGACCCTTGGGGCTCTGGATGGAACCATCTCCGTCCTGCCCCAGTAATAACCCTGTCCCGTTCCCCGTCTCATCTTGGTTTCCATGCGCTGCAGATATCCGGGCGACAGATAGTCCTGAACCTCGTTCATGAATGCACGATCAATCACAGCCGATGTGTACCAGAGATTGACGAAAGGCGTGTGCGACCTGACAAGCCTGACAGCGCGGGCCCCAGGCTTCGTCTCCTTGTCGTAAATCGCGCTACCGGCCATCGATGTCAGCAAGTCTGACGCATCAACCACCGTCCCGACGACCGGACCTGCAAAGTTGGTAAGACCGGACATCGCACCATAGCGCGCATCCTCACTCAAGCCGTTGACGATCCAGTCTCCAAGGAAACCCAATCCGCCGCCCTTCGTGAACGCCTGCATCCAGAAAGCCTTGTTCTGAAGCGAGACCTCCATGTCCTGCAGATCCTTACCGTTGAGAAGGTTCTGCACCTGCAGTGAGATTGCACCGAAGATGGTAGTCGCAACGAAGATGCCGGCAGCGTAGGATGCTTGGTCGACCCTATTGCCATACTGGCCCAAGAAAGCCGCTCGACGGTAGTGGCGCTCCATCATCGCAATCGGGAAAGACTTGAAGAGGAAGAAGGATCGATAGAGCTCACCCTTGAGTGTGCCTCGCTTGAAGCCGCCTGTCGTCTCAGCACGGGTAATGAGGTCAGGACCAAGCGACGCCATCTCGGACTCATTGACGATGAAGCCGATCAACTTGCTCGGAAGCATATCAACCTCCTCCTGAGTAGCTCCGTTGAGTGCACCCTCGCTCAGTCTTTTCAGCTGCCTGATGGTGATGAACTCTATGCCCCTGTGAGTCTCTGTGCCGGCCATCTGCAACAGCTCGAAGTCACGCTCAGAGATGCCGCCCTCCTCGAGCCTGGCTCTATCATATGCGTCCAAATCCGCCCAGTCCTTCTTGAGCATCTTCGCCATGCCGGCCATCATGTTCAAGCACATGGCTCGGCGCGTCGCATCGGTGAACGCAGAGAGAAGCGAGGCCTTCATCGTGGCATTGGCGAGCTTTGCAGTCCATCCTTCACCTATGTTGTCAGCGGCATACCTGTTGAAGTCACTGATGATGCTGTCAGCAATGAAACCAGCACGATTCGCGTACTCCTTCCAGTCAGAGCCATAAGCCGCCACAAAGAACTTCAGACTGTCCATGAAGCCGAGGCGATTGAAGCCACTGGCCACGAAGTACGACGGGATATCCGAAAACGAGGAAATGAAAGCCTTTCCAAGTTTGCCCGCCACCTCAAGGTTGCGCCAACCGGCCATGAAGTTTGCCACGCCGTCTCGATTGATCTCGATCTGCGAGGTCACGCCGCTCAAGACATTCCAGATGTCGTCGACTGTTGCACCAAGCAAGCCCTGATGATCCGAATACTTCTTCAGAAGATCGATCTTGCCGACAGTCCCCTGTGCTTGAGACGCAACGTTGTCCGCCACGCCCTTTAGCATCGTGTACGTAGCCTGAGGCTTCGGCCCGAACGATTCAAGCAATGAAATGTCATTGCTCATCTTGGCGATATGCCCCATCAGGGAACCCGTCAGACTGCTGTTCCCAAACTTTGACTCGTACCGAATGAAGCTTTCGGCATCCTTGAAGTGAAGGACTCGATGCGGGTATTTCTTGTATCTGGCCGCATTGGTCGCGGGAAGATTCTTCGCAATCTCTGTCACGTCGTCAGTCACAACACCGTTTGTGATGATGTCATCGTAGGAGTGCTCAAGAAGCACCAGCAACTCATCGTCAGACATCATCTCGCCCTTGTCGTTCGTGAAGCGCTCACGATCCAACAGCGGAAAAATCTCATCGATCCAGGCATCCTTGCCTGCCTTGCGGATTTTCCACAGATCATGAGACTGCGGGATGTAGCCATAATCGATCTTGCCGATCTGAGCGCCGGCACGAATTGCCCGCTCACGCATGGCGTCCGTTGTCTTTTCCCATGCCTCCCACGCCGCTTTCGCTCGAGCGTTGTCCGTGTCCTCGCCAAAGGCCTCACGAATGAAGTCACGCACGTCCCCGGCATCCTCAACGAACCCAAACCATCGACTATCGATGCCCTGCAGCGTATCAAGCAACTGCGTGCAATACTCGTTCTGAATGCCTCGAGCTCTTCGGTAAACGCTTCGCATGATCTCAGCTACGGCGGAATAGGCATGCAGATCGCGCTCATTGGAGAGCCGTTCCATCTCACGAATTCGCTCATCCTGACGAAGCACCTGTCTGGCAATATCAGCCTTTCTCTTCAACGCCTCGAGCTTGATCTGCTTGATGTACTCACCAGCCGCCGCTCGAACGCGATCATCGTTCGGGAGCTTCGCCCACGCATCGGGGTCCGACCGGCGAAGCGCTCCCATGATCTGTCGCATGTTCGACATGATCGCATCACCATCTTCAGGCTTGACGTTCTTGCCAGTCACGGCAGAAATCGCCGCCAGACACTCTTGTCTCATTGTTGGATCCCTCCGTTTTTCAGGATGCACTCAGTCGCCTTTCCGATACCGGCAGCGTCGATCTCGGCTTCCTGATCCACTCTCTGCATCTCAGCAAATACCTCTTCCATAGTCATCTGTGTACCGTTATCGTCGATAACGTAGGCCTGGTCCGGCTTCTCTGCAGCCAAGTTTTCAAGTCGCACCATGTCTGCATCCTTGCCCGCGACAGAAACCGCACGCGCACGTTCTTCTGACATCGGATCAACGTCGGCTTCTGGCTCAACCTTCGTATCAGACTCAGCTTCCGCTTTCTGTTCCGCATCCTGTGCGATTTTCTCTCCCATCGCGTCAACAAGATTTTCTGCAGGCTTCGCTGCGTCCTGTCCCGCCTTGATCGACTGTCGAATGCTTTCGACATCAACGTCAGGCATCAGGGAGAGACCAGTCTTACCCTCATCAATGAGACGCTGAATCTCGGCATTCTGCGCCTGTCGCAGATAGCTCATTGCGTCTGCCAGATCAAGCGGGTCACCAAGCAGCATCCCGCTTCCTTCTCCAAGACTCTGCGTGATCGAATCGGAGAACCCTCCAAGGATGCGACCGATCTCCGCCGCAGAATTCTTATTTGCCGAGAAGATCTCAAAGATCTGCTGCGCCACTGGATTGACGTCTCCGAAGATATCGGCCTGGCCTGGCACATCCCCTCGCTTGATCATGTTGACGGCCTCGACGATGCCCGGTCCAAGGTCAATGACGCCGCCGGACGACTCTCGTATGTTGATGACGTGAGGTGCAAAAGCCGCCATCGCATTGAGAATCCTCTTGATCCCCTGCTTGTCGGTCTCTACGGCCACGAGCGACGTGAGCTCGGGATCGCGATAGGCCGCATAGAAGAGCGCCGCCTTTACTCGAGTCTTTGCCGCTTCGGTCGGATTTCCGGCACTATCAATCAGGCTACCCAAGGCACTAGGCTCGCCGATGTCCGTCACGAAACGATTGAGAGTGTCTCGTGTTGGATCGCCGTTCTCGTCAAACGTGTACTCCTGTAGACGGCGGGCTGACAGTTTGCCGGCATCCTGCACTGCACGCTCCTTGCCGCTCATCTCGAGCACCTGACTCTGATTCGAACGATCAATGAAGCCTGTTGTCACCTTCTCGTTCGGGATAAAGCGGACAAGTGCCGGTCTCTTCAGCTCTTTGATTGCCTGAGGATCGATGCCCGTCATCTGCGTGTCGGCGATCATGTCCTCTATGTACTGGCCTGCTGTGCCACGGTTGTATGCTTCAGTAAGCCCCGCCATGCGCCCGTTGCCGGCAACCGCATGCACGCGAGACGAGTCCTCGCCGTAGGCCTCAACAGCGCGTCCATCCCACGTATTCGACGTGAGCACGCTGTCTGCCTCGACAACGGCGTAAGTTACGGGTACACGTTCGCTACCGTCCATCACATAGTCAGTTATGCCCTGATAGCGAACATCCGGCATGGAACCAAACGACACGATCGGAGCGCCACTACCGGTCGAGCGGTCAAACGACATGCGGCTGTAAATCGGATTGGCAGCAATGGACGACATCTGCCCGATTGAGGCCACGGCTGATCGATCGCGGTTCTGGAGAACCACCATCGAAGACGAGTCATCACTCATCTGGACGGCACGAGCAAAGTTCTTCTGTGCCTTCGTCAGGGCGACGTCATTCATCTCGACGCCCTTTACCTGCTGCGCTACATCGACCGGCTTCCCGTCGTTGATCTGCTCGACAGCAACCTTCGTCGCACGTTGAGCAGCGTCATACGCATCGGCGCTGCGCGGATTCTTGAAGGGAGCCGTCGTCTTCTCTTCCGTCGCACGCTGAGACTGAGCAACGCGAGCCGCAACGATCTGAGCGCGATTTGGCTTGACGCTTCGGACACGTTCCTGCTGTCCGTACATGCGCTTGACGACGGTCTCAACCTGCTTGGAGAGGGGCGGAAGATCCTCACCAATGGCCTGCTTGTACCTATCCTTGACGACTGTCTCAACAGGGTTTTCTGCATCAACGCCAATGATGGACTTGTACAAGTCAACAATCCACTTGCCGAACCGCTCGAAGATTCCCTCGAGATCGCGCGTAGGAGCCTTGCCCTTGGAAAGGAAGATCTCTACCTGAGCAGCAAACAGCTCCTGATACTTTCGTTGTCCATCGACGCCCAACGCGCGCCACTCCTCGACGCTGTTGATACCCCACGACTTGAGTAGCGCCATTGCATCAGCAAGCAGCTCCGGTTTGATCTTGCCGTTGTCAAGAACCCTCATCAGCATGTCAAGGTACCAATGGGCATGCTCATGGGCAAAAGTAGAAATATCCGCCTTCGGAGTCAGCGTGATCTTTCTGGCCGCAGGTTCATACATACCACGGACCTCAAAGGTGCCATCCGGCATGTGAACGACGCCACTACCATCCTCTACCGCCTTCTCAATCGCATTGCGCATCTCGATAGCAGCGTCGTCAAAGACAACCGCACACTCGCCGTCGATTGCGCCCTTGTAGCGATAGCCTTTGAGTCCGTGTTGCTTCAACGCCAGAGAAGCAGCCTTAGCAGAGCCATACTTCGCGATAAGAGCTGCAAGAATCTCCTTGCCCGTCATCTCGTCAAGCGATTTGCCTGCATAGGACACGGGCTCGACATCTTCGATGCCGTTCTTCTCGCGCCGCATAGCCGGCTGCGTCCTGACGTCCTCATCAGTCAGAAGAGCCCGAACCGCATTCTGCACAGCTTCCGGCTGTTGAGACAGCGGAAGGTCCTCGTGCATCATCACGTCGTCATCAGGAATCTCAACCTTGTAGACATTGCCGTCCTCGTTGCGGAGCCCTTCGACAGCAGACTCAATGCGAGGAGTCTGCTTGCCCTTGCCAATCTGAGCAACCAGAGAGGCCTGCACGGCATCCATCGGGTTCTCATGCCCAAGCCAGTTTGCTTCCTGAAGTGCATCAAGGAGCTCACGAGTAGCAGGGGACAACTTGTCGCCGGCAGAGTACAGAGCCTTCGCCATGCCTTCACGAGTCTTGACGTCCATGCCGGCAAAGACACGGCTCAACTCATCAGCGACGCTTCGATAAGACGTCACGCGGCTTCTGTAGCCCTCAGCAATCTGACGATCAAGGGAGAAGTACAAGCCCCAGCCGTGAGCCTGCACACCCTCACCAGACCCGACGTGGTCAAGCGTGAACTTGTCGAACGTGTAGGCGGTACCGTGATACGCAGCTTGTTCGAAGGCGCCGCGGCTAGAAGGGGCATCGTAATACACCCCGCCAACCACAGTCGCGCCAAGGTCAACCGGATCGAAGTACGACTTCCCGTCAGCTCTCACATACGGCTTGTTTCCGCCTAGAACCTGTGATAAAGTGACCTTAAATGGATGGGGCCCGACGGGATGCTGAGCCACCTCAGGGGCAGGCACCGTATCCCCATCAAAGGACCCGCTTGTCGCTGAGGCTTCGTTGACAGGCGGGTTCGTCGTTTCTACGAGCTCGAAATCGATGTTGTCTACAGAGTGGAGAGCGGTGCGCTCTTGACCTTTCGTAGCATAATCACGTACAGTGAAAACGACCCTTAAATTTTGATCTCCAATGCGAACCGCATTGACGAGCTTGTGAACGCCCTGCACCTCTGGATTGCCATGAACTACATCACTATGGCTTTCGATGAGTCGAGCCCCCTCAGCCAACTCAACCAAATCATCGCCGACTGTTTGTAAAAACCAACGACGACGAGCCTTTGCAGTCCATTTTTTGATATCAGAAACCGATGCTGTCAGCTTAAAGCCCGTGTCCTTGTTAGTGACGCCTTCGGTAAATGTTCTCTGAAATGACGGGACGACCTGCTCCAACGGCTTCTGAGTATTCTCAATCACCTTCAGTTCCAGCGCCGTATCTGCAGACAACTTCGTCGGCCCTGCGTGCCACTCAATACCCTGAGTCACAGGCATATGAAAGGCGTTGGCTGCAGAGCGCTCATCCCCCTTCTCAATGGTGTAGGCTACATCCTTCCAGTCAACGCCTGCATCCCGTGCAAAAAGCACTTCCCCCTTCGCGTGAGCACCCGACTGCACATCTGCCTGTTCGTCCGTATAGACGCCAGTAGCCTTTAGGTCGCGACGCAGCGCATCCCTCCGTTCTTGCGTATCGCGCTCGAGCTTTGTCAGCGGACGACGCCACGCGGCCGCACCGAAGAACGCGCCAAATGCACCCGACACGATCATGTCCGTAGAGTTCAGGTCATACTGCCTCGCCAACTCCTTGTAGTCCTGTTGCTCAAGGATGAACTGGATACCCTTGCGCTCGGCAGAATCCGTGCCAATATTTGCCAGACCACCGTAGAGCGTAGACTGCAAGCGCGTGCCGCCAATTGCTGCCGGCAATCGGAGGCCAATCGCATTGGCGGCGAAAGACGTGACGCCCGCCCATGTGCGGGTATTCTGATCGACGCCATCATCCTTGAGTTTCTGCGACTCATTGACGCCGATATCAGCACCAAACGCCAGCGCACCCGCGCCAGGGCCAAGAGCGGCCGAGTACCCCGCGGCCTTTGGTATCGAGCGGAACAAGCCATGAATGATTTGAGTCGCAGACCCCATGATCTCGGGATCCGCCTCGTAGTGCGCCTTGCTGTAGGCACGAGTAGCCTCAGCCGCACGCAGCCATCCCTCACGCTCCTCTTCCGTCCCAATCGGTAGTTCCGAAAGCACGGTAAGAGCCGAGCTCTTTGTTTCTGCTAGCGCCGCGTTCATGCCTTGCCAGGAATCGCCGATACCCTCGAACCAACTCGGCTCATAGCCTGTACCGGGCAAAGGCTTCGGCTTAATGATCTTGCCGTCAAGATTCAGCTTGACATCCGGCTCAACGCGCTTGAAATAGTCGGACAGATGCTCAGCCTCTCGCTTTGAGAGCATGCGGCCCGGCGTAAAAACAGTCTTGCCATCAACCTCAGACCACGTTCCGCCAGCAACGCCATCCTTACCGTTGTAGACAGACTGGTCGGAGAAAGTCGGGTGGTTCGGCTTTTTGTACTTATCGCCAAGATGCCCGCGTTCATCCTCAGACATCGAGCCAGACTTGAGTTCCTTCCAAGCTCCGCGAATGTCGTAGTCGTAGGAGTCTCGCTCACGATTGTTCTCCTTCGCCCACGCCTGAAACTCAGCCTCCTCATCAGGCGTGAGTTCCGTGTTGAACTTGTCGCTGTAGTCCAGCGCCGTGACCGGCGTAATGTCGTCAGTACCGTAGCGGTTGATTCGTGCCTGCCGCATGTCCTCAGCAGACATCAGAACTTCGTCGCCCGTCTTGGGCCTGAAAATCTCGTCAAGAAACATCGTCAATCATTCCCGTGGTAATCGCCTTCGTAGGCATTCTTCGGTTCCGTCGTCGGCGCTTCCAACACGCCAAAATAGTCATCGTCAAGCACCGTCGCACTCTTTCGCCTCTTGACCTGTTTCTCCACCATGTCTTTGGAGAGATCGAACGTATAGAGCCTCCCATCATCGTCAACGACGGGAGAGCTTCCATAGATCAAGCTGTATGTAATGGAGCCGTCATCATTCGTGCTTTCAACCTTGAGCTTGAGCTTCCTCAACTGTGTGGACAGTTCGTCACCAGTGAACGCAAGGCCGTTCGCATAGAACCACTTCTTTGACTTCTCGAGCGTTTGAGCTTGAGCGCCAACAAGGTCCTCGATGTCAGATGAGAAAACGCCCGATTCGACGCCTAGTGGCACCAGCGTCTTCTTTCCTCTGTACGAGATCACCTCGCCACCAACCGCCTGCTCTACCGCAGAGGTCATGTCACCATCGCCGTTGAGCAGGCCATAGCCATAGAGGCCGCGCGCAATCTCAACGGCCGCATCAGCAGAATCGGGAGAGGTGAATAGACCTTGAACATCACCCTCATCCCCAATGAGCGAATAGGCCGTGCCGGTGATGCCGTGGACATCCGCATCATCAACCTTGACGCGCTTCTGGTCGATTGCATCAAGGCCTCGAAGGTATCTCTCACCAACGGACATCCCGCCCTGCAAGTCCTTCCCGAATCCCGCAAGAGCAAGAGCGTATTTCCTACTGTCCTTCGTGAACTGATTCGTGACGCTGGCAATGCCGGCGGGCCCGACAGCATTAGAGATAACGCTCAGCATCTCGCACTGCTCGTCTACGTTGGCTTTCTCAAGAGCACCGACGAGCATCTTCGCTTCAGAAGCAGAGAAGAGCGTCTGAGGCACGCGCCAGTCGGAGGACAAGTCCCCGGCAACCGATACGCGGTGACGGAGCTCTTCGCCAACAGAATTCAAATCTCCGAAGTTGAGAGGCTTGACGCCATACTGCCCCGTCAAAATAGCAGCGCCCATCGGATCAGTCTTCCGGGCCTTGACGATCTCTCCTGCAGCCTTCACGCGCGCATTGTGGCCCTTCATCTTTTCCGCATAATCGGGATCCCCGGGCGCAGGCCTGCTTGCCCTGATGTCTTCCTCGATCAGGTCGACAGGCATCATCTGATAGGCGTACGTGGCCTTTGATGTGTCGAAATCAATCTTGTAATTTGCGTAGCGCTCCTTTCCTTCCTTGTCGCCATACACCTCAACGAACTGACCTTCCGTAAGCTCGTTTTCGTCGGCCCCGGTAGATGCCACCGTCGCGAGCGAATTTTGCACCTCACGAGTCAAGGAACCCCGCTGCTCACTCCTGCGTTGGGCGGCCATTGAAAAGGCCTGAGTGAAGAGGTCGATCTTCTGATTCTTTGAAAGGCGATCCACGACAGGAATGCCAGACCGGAAGTTGCCGCGCATTGCCTGCTTGACGAAATCGCGCTTCGACAGCATAGTGTCGCCAAGCTTGTCGGCAACCATGAGAGACAGCTGCGACTTCGCAGAGCTCCACAGCGCATTCCCAACCTTCCCTTTGATATCAGTGCTCATCGCACCGTCAGGCGTATTCTGGAAGGCCTCAAGCGCCGACAACGGATCATCCTGCGCCCATGCCGTAAAGCGATTTGCCTGCAGCTGATCCATGTGCGCACGCTTCTGATTGGCCAAGGTATCGGCGTCCCAGCCCAGCAATTGCGCCTGGTAGTCGAGCTCCATGTCGACAGAGGCCGCCGACTTCGCGAGATAATCGGGATCCGCATAGTGATTCGCAGCGTCCGCCTGCAAAGCCTCGACCTTGGACGAGGACGACTGCATCTGGTAGTGCCTCGTCTGGCTTGCGTTCCATCGCTGAGCCTGACTTTGAGCAGACTGCATGCGGTCATAAACACGGGACTGTACAGCCTCACGTGCTTGCGGAGACAACTTGCCGACAATCGCGTTGACGTCACGAGTCATCGCCTCCATTGCGGGCTGGTAATCATCCATTGCATTGCGGCCCATCTTTGTGAGATAGCCGGTCTCTGGATTGTTGAGATGCGCGTCGATCGCACTCATCACCTCGCGCTCGGCATCGTCGCTTTCGGCCTTGATGACACGGGCGCGCTGAACGTCTAGCGCCTTGACCGCAGAGTTGGCCCACTCCTGCACAGGCATGAGCGCCTTCTTCATAACGGCGTCATAGTCCGTGCGATCCTGAGGCACGTTGATAGGCGAGAACCCAGAGTTACCCGAGTCCCGCACCTGAGGCAGGCCGCCCTGAAAAGTTGGAACCATTGGCATTTAGTACCCTCCGATCATCGTCTTCTTGTAGCTGGACGCAATGTCCGGGTAGTTCCATCCACCACTGCTTTTGCTCGTGTCAAACATCCCGGAAGCATTCATGAGCATGTAGTTGCTGGCCACTTGAGATGCGCCGCCCAACAGCGTCGTACCGAACTTGTCCCACTTGTTGACCTTCTGCGCCTCGGCCTGAAGCGCCTGAGCCTCGTAGCCGACGCCCTTCCACCGGTAACCCCACGCCTCAGACAAGGCATTCGACTTGATTTGATTGACGTCCATCTCCTTGACGATGTCAGTGGACGCTTGCATTTCGGCAGCGCTACCTTCGCCGACTGCGATGCCGTTGGCAGCAAGAGCCGCGCGCTGAGCAGACTTGACCTGCCCCGCAGCCATCGTTTTCGACACAATCGCCTTCTCGGACGCACGCAACGTTGCTTGATACTGGCGCTCCATCATCTGCGCATTGATGCGGGCAATGTTGGCCTGAGCCTGAGCGGCCGCGTTCGAATGCTTTGAAATGCCGAAGGAGCCGAGCGCCGTAATGGTGTTCGCGATGCCCTGCGTGATGAGCATCCCGTACCCGAATTGAGCAGGAGTAGCAGACATAGAAAAACCCTCTAAGATGCCTACACCTTAGAGGGCCTATCTCCCTACACGCGCACGATCACGAGAGCTCGAGCACCGTCGTCATGCTCACGATTCTCAATGGCAACGGGTATTTCTGCCGAACGCAGACTTGCCCGCTCTGAGACCACTGCGGCTGAATCTGGAAGCCTATCTCGTCGGTAATCGGCTCAGGCACATTGCCAGCGAACTCTGTCGAACGAGACGGGTATTCAGAGAGCTTGTCGAACGATGGCCCCGCCTGAGTGCCTGACGAATTGACCACACGGAAGAAGACCTCGCGAACGTTCTTCTTGTGGCCAGAACCGTAGGAACCATCCTGAAGCGCCATCGCCGCCGGCAGCGTCTTCATGTCCGCGATGAACGGAAGGCCGACGTGGACGATCTCTGCAGGATAGGTAAGCGTGATCTTCCCGTCCTTGACGACCTGTTGAGGCTCGACTGCACCATCGGCAAGGATGCTGACGGTCTCACCCTCAAGCCACGTGAGCCCCGTGATCTCCTTCTTAGCCTCGCCACGGTATGTGCCGGCACAGTCAACGTAGACGCATTCCTTGAGATCCGTGTACTGACGTTCGTTCATGCGTTCGACAAAACGAACAGCTTGCCCATTGACAGTTCGCATGACTTCCACGTAGACGATGTCCTCGTCTCCCTCGGCCACGACGCAAGCTGATTCAATTGATCCCTTTGTCTCGATCGTAGAAAAGCCGCCGACCTGCTGTTCGGGAACGTATGCCATCGCGACCATCTTCCCTGACGAGGAGACTGCCCAGACCACGGGAGACGGCGCTTTTGAGTAGGCCAGATCAACAATCGTCAGGTTGTCGAAGAGGTGAGGAGCGCGAAGACACACATCGCCAGAGATGTAGCCGCCAGCCTCGTAGTTGTATCCGAGCTCACGGAGATGCCCGCCACGGCCCGCGCCATAGATCATGCTCGAGCCTACGACAAGCGGCTGCACATTGGACGCGCCCACATATGACTGTGGTCGAACCGACATCGACTCTGGCGTAATGGCGTCTGAGTTGAGAGGTGAAACACGCCACTCGGCAGCCCCCGTCATGAGCATCAGTTGGGCCAAAGGCACGATGTGCAGAATCCTGTTCGCCTCGCGGGCCGCCACTCGAACGGCAATTCGGTCATCAGACTGCGACGGCAGGGAGAAAGACATATCGGCCTCCGTCCCCGGACGCGTGGCCCACAAGTTGTTCGGCCGATTCTGAGTGCCTCCAAACCACCTTCGCTGCTCAAAGTATGAGACAGCCCCCGGGTAATCAGGAGCCTGACCGACATTGGCAGAAAGAGACGCGCCGCCACCCGTTGACGAGACGACAGACAAGTTTGGTGACGAATAGTTCTGACCACCAGAACGGATTGTGACTGATACGACCCGACCATTCTCGATGACGGGGACAAGATCGGCACCGTACCCAGTCGAATCCGTGACCACAATTTTCGGGACATCGTGGGACGTTGTCAGCGGGAAGCGGTAGAGAGTTGCCAACTGCCAGTGCCTGTTGTGGCACTTGATCACAAGCTTCGGGTTATCGTACCCGATGCCTCTCGACCGTATCTCGATACCCGTCACGCAGGCTGTGCGACCACCAGAAGCAGGCCCACCAGTAGCGGCATAGGTCTCCCCTGTGATTAGCCTGATATCCGCCCCAGAGCCATGGCCGTTGGGGTCTTCAATCTCCCATGTCAGGTTTGCCTTGCTTTGTATGTTGACCGGGAAGCCCGTACTCTGTTGCTTATAGCCGTCTCCCCAGTCGTATTCGCAAACGTTGACAAAATCTGTGATGTACTTGGCCGGCACATACCCGCTCCCGCCATTGTTCACACTGACGGACGTGATGCCCTTGGATGAGTAGAAGGCGTCATCGTAGTGCGGGGGCGTTATGGACGCATCTGGCGTGATGTTCTCATCGATGATCTGCGTCGTGTCGGTCTGGCCGACATACGCCCATACGCCGCCCTGATCTCGATAGACGCGATAGAGACCCGCACCCGCCACAGCGTTCCACCTGATCGTGTTGTACGAACCGTCGCCATACGGGTTGCAATCAATCGTCACGGATGAGGATCGAACCGACTCCTCGGTCCCGTCAGCAAGCAATGCCGTCACGGCGTAGGTTCTCTTGTAGTCGGTCGGATTCGTCACGTCCTTGTTGATTGTCTGAGACGCAGACAGTCCCGTTGGCGCAGACAGCGACGATCCGAACTTGATGTCAACCAGACGCCAGTCCGTGGCCCCGTAGCGGCGCAACTCCTTCGGCGGATAGTTCGGATGAACCAGTGTCATCACGTCGGCTGACTGGACGTAGTGAATGTCAAAGAGGTCGGCCTCGATGTACGGCGTCTCGATCTCATACGGTTGTCCATTGTTGCCCAGCACGGTCTGCCCTTGCGTGTGAAAGCGGACATACCTCTCGCCGAGCTCGAGCACCATCGTCTGCGAGATGGAAAAGTTGAACGGAATAAGCCTGGCCTTCTTGCCCGCGTGCTTCGTGTGATTGACATACTTGAAGCCTGGCCGCATCACGATCGGCCCTTGCGGCTCGATCAGGAAGTTCTTGCACAGCGCCATGCCGGTCTGGTACTTGCCGTCATCGATGCGGGCGAACATCGAGGGAGAGACCTCTCCGCCGTTGAAGGCGCGTTGATATTGTCGAATTGCCATCAGATTACCCTCGCACGCAAGCCGGACGGCAACGGCCACTCATCGCGACGACGATGAACAGACATCTTCGAATCAACCGTTTTGGCTCGAGTAAGCGCAGCCTCATACTGCTGCAGGAGACGAACAGCCGCGTCGCTCGAACTATCCGAGCGCTTGACGGGGCCAACAAGAAAGGACGCAAGAAGGATCACCAGAGCCTGCACAAAGTAGGTCGGGAATACCGTTGCTGTGTCTACATAGGAAACATATGTCAGCACGACATTCGTCGCATTCGTGAAGACGGCACGGCCCGAGTTCGACTCATAGAGCTCGACCTCAAAGTCAAGCGGCAACCCTTCCTTGCCAACTTCAGATACGCGAAGCAGACGCACGCAGTCGGACGGCAGGAGATAGCCGTGCTTCCACTCATAGAGATCCTCGTCCACGTTTGAGAGCTCGACGCCTCTGGAACGCCGGATCGCAAAAGACCAATCGTGCTCCTCATAGAGCTTGCGCAGAGCAAGCGGATACCATCGAGCGCAGTGGCCGGCCTGAGGCGATCCGTCCGGCGGCGTGATGGATGTCACATCACCAGAGTCGCCAAGCACGCCGAGCGCAAGGTTGCAGATGTCTACAGCAGTTGCCATAAAGAAAAAGCGGGACGTTTGTCCGCCCCGCCTCCTGAAAGAATTTTCAGCTGTTCATGCGTCAGGCGGCAGCGCCCGGCAGGAACTCAATGCCCTCGACCTTGTACGTCGTCGGGACTTCGATCACGTCGCTCAGATACGCCGTCATAGTGCCCCCCGTAATGGAGGTAGGCGTCGTCTTGAGACGAACGTAACGGCGATGCTTGACCGGCATCGGAAGAGCAAGACCCTTCGTCGTGTCAGCCGATGCAAGCGCACCGGTCTGAACTACCGGCTCGAACGAGCTGTTGTCGTCGGAGTCCTCGATCGCGATGACGATAGAGGTGCCCACAAGAGCCGTCGGGAACTTGCAGACCACATAGAGCGGTCGATCATTCAGACCGGTCGTCGGAGCCTTCTGAAGGAAATCGATCACATCAGAAGTGATAGCAGTGGCAGCCGCCTTCTTCTCGCAGAACGCGAGCTTAATATCCATCATCTTTCCTCTCCTTACTTGAGAATCTTGCCCGTGTTGGGCATGATGTCCGTCCCAAGTCGATGAATCGGCACGCCGCGGAACGTCATGCACTTGCGACCTGCGACCTCATCCTGAGAAAGAAGAACGTTGTCCTTGTTCAGGATCTGGCGAGCCAGGAAGCTACGGGTGTTGTCGTTCATGTAGAAGGCGACACGACCCTGCTGCTCGTCGGGCAAGCGCTCGAGAGCGTCGATCATAAGGTCGAGAAGGTCCGGACCCGTCGTGTTCTTCTTCGTGAGCTTCGTGGAATCAATGTTGGCAATGCGAACGACGCGCTGCGGATCGTACATGGCAACGCCAATATCCCAAGCAAATTCCGTAATTTCTGCACGGAAGCGCTTGCCGTTGGCGTCAAACGCGTACTGTTCGCCCATGTTCTCCACAGAGAGGCCGGCGTTGGAACCGTTCTCCGGATAGAAAAGATACGTCGAAGCAGGATCCCAGTTGATCAGAAGGATGTCCGTCTGCTTGTTTTCGGTCGTACCCTTGGCGTCGATGATTCGATCGGCAAACGCTTTGTTCTGAAGCGTGACGATGTTGAGAATGCCGTTCGGGTCGCGGCTTTCGAGGTTGCTGTCGCCGTAGAGGACCTTCTTGAGGACAGAGCGGGAGAGGCCGCGCATGAAACCTTCATCCGTGCGAAGACGGAAGGCGGCGCGCTCATTGGCCTTGCGGGTGTCGAGAAGGGACTTGTCCACTTCGGAGCGGGAGCGAACCATTGCGGCCGCGTAGCGCACGTCAGCGCCCGTAACGCGCTCAGCATCCCAACCCTCGTTGAATGCACGCACCTGGCCTTCAGGGTAGGACGTCACGACCTTGCCTCGGTCACCGAAGCCGTCATTGCCACGCTGGATGACAGCCTGGTCAAAGAAGCCGTTGTAATCTCTGATGGTATGGATAAGCTGGCGCACCGGCTTATCGCTGGTAAGACCTTCGAAGTCCGCCAGAGTGATCGGATTCGAGTCAGTCACAACATTCGGCATTTACTTACCTCCTTTCATTGCGTCTTGGTAAAACTGCTCGGCGGTATATTGTCCGTCTTCGGCAGATCCGCCACCGGGGTACTTCGCCTCGCCAAAAGCGCGTCCGATGCGGCTCAGCAGTCGCAAAGCGCCCGGATGGTTGCCCATCGGAGAGCTTAGGAACTCCTGAATATCCGCGTCGACCTTACCATCAGCGTTACGCGCGAAGGTGTCGCGAAGACGAGCGATGTCAGAGAGCGACTGCGTGAGCTTCTGGCCACCGAACTCCTTGTCGGCTTTCGACTGTTCCATCCACTCATTCGAGATCTCTGCGATACGTTCAGCAGAGCGCTTCTGAAGCACTGGGGCCATCTTGTCAAGGAAGCCTTGGGCCTGATCCTGACTGAGATTGAGCTCCTTCGCCACGCCTTGGAAGGCCGTGCTGACTTCTGCATCGAGCTCGGTACCTTCAGGCATCTTGAAGTCCTCGTACTTCTCGGGGGCGCCCTGCTTCTCGCCTTCGCCCTCCTCTTTCTCGGCACCCTCTTCGCCTTCTGCCTGACCTTCAGCACCGGCTTCGCCAGCCTCACCGTTGCCGCCTTCCTGCGGCTCGGCCTGCTGCTTACCCTCGTTGCTTCCGGCAGACGTCAGCAAAGTGCCGGCATTCGTGTCGGACTCCTGTGCGGCAGGAGCGGGCGCAGTGCCCACACCACCGGTCGGAGTCTGTTCAGTCGCTTCCATTCGCTTCGTCCTGCATTAATCTGTAAGCATTCGCATCCACCGACATGATTCGATCAAGGAGCTTCAGCCCAACATTGCGCTGGCCCTCATTGAAGGCCATCACGGCAATGTCACGATCAAAGCTGTTTCGGTAGATGCCCGTATCGGAAAGTAGCTGCCACAGGACAATGCGTCCGTCGCGCGTGGCCAGTACGGCCTTCAACGCATTGGCGATCTTCTGTAGCCTGATCCTTTCCTCTTCTCGAGCCTCGACCTCCTCCCTGCGGAAAGGATCGCGCTCAGGTGTCATGATGTCAGTCGTCATACTTCACACGCGCACTTACTGCTGTGCCATTGCCGCAAGTCCCTTAACGGCCTTGCCGGCCATCGTGGAATCGTCGGACGGAACACGGCCGAGCTTCGCCAGAGCGTCGGCAGACTGTTGCATCTGTTCGGCCTGCGCCTGCTGTTGCTGGGCCTGCTGTTGCTGTTCAATCGCCGCCTGCGCCTCATCGGTTGGAACGACAACGGACGGAGCAACAGAGAAATAGTCCGCATACTCGTCAACGAGGTTGAACGCGTTGAGCTTCTGCAGGATGTTCGGGTTGACCTGGGCGGCCTGCATGACGCGACTCACGAACTGATCGAGACTGTTGGCACGGATCGCGCGTTGAGAGCGCGCCAGCATGGACGTGTACTCGACCGACAGCTTCTGCCCTCGGAGCTCTTCAGGAGGCGGCGGAAGCTGGCCCTGACGCGCGAGGATGTCAAAGCATCGCTCGATGAGCGGACGCAAGACTTCCTCGTTGAGACGCGAGAGTACAGGCCCGAGCATCATCAGCTTTTCCTCGTGACGCTCGGCCACCTCGGTAGCCGTCATCTGCCCGTGACCGGCATTCGCGATCATCATGAAGAGGTCAACGTTGAAGGCCGAATTGATGCGACTGCGAACGTCGGCGATGTCTTCGCGCAGGTCTCCGAGCGGCAGGTTCACCGCGAAAGCAGGCTGCACCTGATTGCCCGCCCCCGGGTTGTCAATGTAGCTTCGTCCGCCAGGCAGGAAGTCGACCTCGTTGTCTCGAGCATCTGCCGGCATGATGAGCGGCGGATTGACCATGTAGTCGACAGCATTGCCCTTCTGCACCTGATGGTGATTGAGTTGAAGCGCGTCGCCGATCGCCATCATGCCCGGAGCTTCCTCCGAGTAGACATCCGAGGCCGACGCTCCCCATCGTCCGACGACGGCAGGGAAATCGCGGTAGCCTGACTCGTCGAGGACGCCAGACGCATCCTCATCATGATCGACCTGAATGACGACCGACCTCCACGGCATGTTTCGGTTGTCGAGCTTGCTGGGATCACGGTCGAAGCGCGGCTCGATGGCATGAATGCAGACGAAAGGCTCATCTACCTTCCCCTCGTCGTAGTTGGTCAGAACGGCGCGGGACACGCGGTCCCGTCCGTAGCGAGAGACGAGCTGCCCCGCCGTCATCGTGAAGCGACGATAGAGCGTGTCGGGGCGGCCTCGGAAGTCACACCCGATGCAATACTCACCGCACACGAGAGGATGCGCCACGAAGCTGTAGACGGGATCCTCGACGATGACAAAGGCCGCCACGCCGAAGACGCCGACCTCTCGCCATGTGTGCTGCAAGGCCTGATAGATGTTCGTCTGAGTGAAGGCCATCTCCATGATGCGCTGGACATCATCAAGCCAGACCTTCACGGCGTGCGACTCATCGAGGTCAGGAGAGCCAGTCGTCAACGAGAACCACTGCGACGACGGGTCCGTCATGCCGGACATTAGACCGGCCTGCAGAATGTTCGCAGCGCGGACCGCCGTCGAGTCATAGATGCGATTCCAGCGGTCCCGCCCCTCGTTCGTCTTTGATTTGGTGTACAGGAAGCGGCCAGACGCAGGCGTGATGTGGCGACTGATCTCGAGCCACTGAGAGACATAGGGCTCACGCTCTATCTTCAGCCGCTCCCACCTGCGAAGGACACGCTCACGCAAGTCCTTATCCTTCATGGCTTACCCCAGTTTTCCGCCAGCACCAAGGTTAAGGTCGCCAACACCGCCCGCACCCGTGAGAAGCGTCGATCCACCGCTCAAGCCAGAATTCATATTCTGCTCGAGGATAGAACCTACATTTGCAGAGCTACCCTCCTGCTTGCGCTGTTGCTGGCGCTGTTGTGCGGCCTGCTCCTTTGCCTGCTGCTCTGCGCGCTTGGACGCGGCCTCTTGGGCCTTTGCCTGCTTGTTGCCTGAATAGACCGAAGCGGCTGCGCCTGCCGCCGCCATTGCACCTGCGGCCCACATAGCCGCCGCACCCGTTAATGCCATAACGATCTCCTACAGTTGTTGCCAAAAAGTCACTTCGACAGGACGGCCGAACATTTTTTCCATCGCCTTTTCAGCGACAGTTTCTTTGCGAACGCCCCAGTAAAAGCCAAGGCATCCATGAGATGCCGCCAGATCAGATGCCGCCTTCATCAAGTGTTTAGCAACGCCTTGCCCGCGAAGTGCCGGCGAGACCCATAGCAGCTCGGAGCGAGCAACAAGTGCGCCCTTTTTGATGGGTAACGGTGTCTCGAAGAAACTCACGACACCAACAAGATTCTCGCCATCAAATGCACCGATGCTGTAGAACGTGCCGCTCAACTCACAGCGGAAGTACATCGCCTCGTCAACGTCCGGCATGTACTCGACGTGTTGAACGTCCTTCTTGTACTGCTCGACGATCGCCGGCCACGCGGGATTTCCCCAAGCCTCACGGCATGTAATACGACGAACAACAATTCCCATAACGGCTCCTTTGTTGTGCATCGTCCTACCCTTTCGGCGTCACACGCGCACTACCGATACGGATCACGGCTCCTGATCTCTTGGCGTCGACGCCCAACCGGGGGCGTCGGGTTGTCGCAGTATTCATTCATGCGAACTGCGAAGGTCAGGGCCAACGCATCGGCATTGTCCGGCGACGCCATGCCGCGCTTTTTCATGTCCTCTTTCTTCTCGAGCAGGATTTGATTCGTTGGGGTGTAGCCGTATTCGACGCCCGTCAGGTCAGTCTCAAGATCAGAGTCCTGCGGCAAGCAGCCACCCTGCGCGATCCACTCTTTCATGCGTCCCCACATCTCAGCACGGAGATTCTTGTAGCGCTGTGTATTCGTAGCGCCAGAGCCGAAGTTGATTGCGTTGACCGGATAGCCGTTGTGTCGGAGCCAGTCAACAGGCGAGGCACCGACGCCGCCGGTGTCGACATTGATGACGATCTTGCGAACGCCGAGCTTTCGCAAGTGGTTGAAGTGCTCAGCCACCTTGGCTCCGAGCTCGTGCCCGTCTAGGCCGTGGAACTTCTGCTTTGCGATGGAGCGCCCGTCAAGAGCGAAGCGCGTCCAAATCACCGACGCGTCATCACCGAAGCGCGCCACGTCAACGCCGATGATCGCTACCGTCTGCGCATAGTTGACGACGCCCATAGGTCGCTCCATGGCGGCCTGGACGATGTCACGAGGAATGAACTGCATGCTCGAGCTATTCGGGAACTCTCCTCGGACACGAACGCGGAAGAAGTCAGAGTCCTCGCCATAGTCCGCGAGCCATTCAGCAATCTTTTTCTTGTCCGTCATGGCGGCGTCGCGGCCGTCGACGTGTCGATTATTCCAACGGTGACGGAAGCGATTGAAGCACTCATAGAAGCGCCCGGTCGAGCGCGTCGGGTTCCCGAACGCAAACCAAAAGATCTGCGTCTCGCTGTCAGTCAGAGCGCCTTCCGTGACCTCCCAGATGCAATCAGCAATAGCCGATGCTTCGTCGAAGATCACGATGATGCGGCGCTTCTTGTTATGCAAGCCGGCGAAGCCTTCAGGCTTAGTCTCTGACCACGGGATAGCGTCAGCACGCCATGTCTTATCGTGGCCCGGCTGCTTGCATGCAACGGACATAGCCGACACTGAGAACCAATCCTTGAAGATGCAGAGGTTGTGCCACTTCGCCACTTCTGCGAACGTCTTGGTACGAAGCTGGTTCTCGGTGTTAGCAGTCACGACGATTCGAGTATCCGGGAACGTGCAGAGGCCCCATAGAATGATCCAAGCGACAAGGCCAGACTTGCCAACGCCGTGACCTGCAGCCACCGCGTACTGCATGACGTGCTCCCAAGCCTCGCCAGACTGTAGCTTGTCTCTCATGTCTGTCAGGATTGAGGTCTGCCACTTGTCGGGACCGGCCATGCCCTCGAGGGAATCTTTGCCCCATGGGAAAGCAACCTGCACGAAGCGCAGAGGATCCGAGGAGCACTCAGCGGCCAGATACGTCATGGCCTTGCCGATGCCGGCTTTCGTAGTGAGGTCAAACTTAGGCGTTGTCATTGTCATTTGCGCAGAAGGTCCTGGAGAGTTTCTGAGAGCGTCTGAATGGTCTGATCCTTGTCGACCTGTTCGCGGCCCATGCCAAGGCACTGGGAGAGTGTCTTGAGCGCGGCATTCGCGCCCGCAGCGTCGACGGGAACGAGAATCGGGTTTCCGTCTAAGTCGAGACGCGGTTCCCCAACGATGTCGAGCTTCGGGACTCGTCGCGCACAACACTTGGCAAGCTCCTTGAGCTCTGAGAAGACGAATGCCGCATCGACGATCGCCTCCTCCTTTGCCGGTTGGCGAAGAGCCTCCACAGCGTCTCTGACCTCAACATTTTTCAACAGCCTGCTGGCGATTCTGTCGGCCGTTTTGGCGCTATATCCTGCCTTCACAGCGGCCTCAGACGCATTCTTGAAGCCTCCTCTCGCATATTCATTGACGAACGCCTGCTGTCTCGCATTCAGCATTCTCACCACCTCCTCACAAACGTTTTCCAACCGGCCACCGACTGACAACGTCGACGGCCTGAGATGTAATCCCTGAGCGTTCTAATCGGCATATCCAACATCAAACTAATCTGTCGATAGGTATAGCCCTGTTCCCTCAACTGACGCGCATGCTCGACGTCAGAGTTCAAATAGATCGCGTTCACATGATCCTCGCCGATTGCCCGTCCGTTGTCGTTCACAGCTACAGTCATCCGGTGCTCGGAAGTAGCGTGGATATTCGAGCTTGACCTTTCGGATTGCGGCATCGATGATCTTTGCTCGCCTGAGCGAGTTGTCCCACGCGACTCGTCGCGCGTCGGCGGCAGCTCGAACAAGGCAAGCTGACGCCACTGGCGGAAGGAATCCAGAGACTCCGAGTTTTTGTTTTTGGTCATTCATCAGTGTTCCTCTCTCCAAAAGAGATCGATCTCCACGCGGCCGTGGGGACGGTCAGGCTCTCGGACTGCGGGCTCGAGCAGGTGGAAGCACCTGTCATCGATGCGCAGTGCCTGAGCGATGCCGTCGAGTGAAGACTTGAGCGACGCGATCAAGTTGTCCTCGTCGCGCGCCCGTCGGTCAGGCGGGAAGAACGTGCATCGATATCCGATGCTCCCATCCGGCACGGCCCGACGGCCCTCTGCTTTGCTGTATGCGGCGGCAAAAGCGACGCGCCTAGCAGCCGCTACGAGCTTGCGCTTGATGGCCCAGTGGCAGCGCGCATTCGGCGAGAGTCCATGTGCCGGCCACGGTAGGACGACGCGTAGATGCTTTTTTCTCATGGATATTTCCTCATCAGTCATCGAACCAGTCGCCCTCGAAAACCCACGCGACGAGCATCGCGAAAAGCAGGACGCTCCCTATAAGGCATTCAATTTCGTCCATTTCCTTCCCTTTACCTATCTGGTTCCCCGTGGGATGATTGACATGCAGGGCCCTGAGAAGTTCTGCTTTGTTCAACCAACCCACGGAGGAATTTCTATCTATGGTTAGAGATGTTTTGTGTCGAGCCATTCGGGAGCGACACGTTGTTCAATTCACCTATCACGGCTACAGCCGTACTGTTGTGCCTGCCGCATGCGGACTAAGCAGCGCCAAAAACCTCGTGCTTCGCGGATACCAAACAGAAGGCGGTAGCCGGTCAGGACGGTCCGTTCCGTTTTGGACGCTTTACCGTGCTTCAGACATACAAGCGCTAGTCGATACCGGAATTCGTTTCGAAGTCGCGCCAGCCGGGTACAAGCCCGGAGATAAAGGAATCTCAGATATCTACGCTGAGCTTTAGCCTCGGCTCCGCAGTCACACGGGCCTGCCGGATAAGCGGGCTCGTTGTGCACTGCGCAGTCGGAGTCGTGGATTACTCCATTCGTCATTTAACAAACTCCTCTTCCCTTTTATCGGTCTCCGTGGAATGATTGATCAGTGCTCCCCAGCACATCCTTTCAACCAAACCACGGAGAAATTCAATGTTTAAATTTGAAGTTCCTGAAAACGACCAATCGGTCTACGAAATCACGACAGGGAGCGGGAACCACTACCTCATTCGTTGTCCTGGAGAGCGCTCATACGAAACTGACGGCACCATTCGTGATGCACTATTTGCATTCCGCGTCATCAACGGCAACGAGCATCTGGTACAACTGCGCAACCTCGATCTGATCGTCTCTGCTATTCGCCGGCCAGATCTTCCGATCGGGAAGCTTCGTCCTCGTCGCATGGGCGATCTGTTTTGGACACGTCCCGGAGAAGGTGCCTACGGTTTCCAGTACTTCGAATTGAAGTAAAGAAGGCGTGAGCCGTCTTGATCTTCTCGTCGTCCGCCGGGCAATAACCCTCAAAGGGACGCATCATTGCTTCGGCGGATGACTTGTCATAAGCGCAGTCCTCGAGAATCGCTGGAATGTCAAACTCAGCGATTCCGAGCGCATTTGCCAAGTGAATTGCAACGAGTGCGGCTCGGAGTTTGTCCTCAAGCCCCGCGGCCTCACCGAAGACTGTGACCGATTCATGACCGACTCGAACTTCCCCAAGGAACGGGACGAGCTTGCCGCCCTCGTTTCTGCCGGTCACGCTTAAATAGATTTTGCGTTCCATCAGATCTCCTCCTTATTGCTCATTACCGACTCACCTCTTTTGACAGACGCAAGAATCTGCATCAAAACATCAAGGATTTGGTTTTGCATTCGCTCCAACCTGCTCGCCAGCAGGAACTGATTGATTGCAATGAGCGCTACGGCGAGGCACAGGAAGGTGTATGACCAACTGTTGAATAACGGCATCAGATCACCTCTCATCCCGTTTGACCATGCTCGACTCAACCAGGCCGATCAGAATCTGGTCGATCTCTTCACGAAGCCTGTGCGTCGTGTCTGCCACTTGCCCGATGTCAGGAACATTCCCCGTGACGGTTCCGCTGAGTATTTCCTCGAGTTGATCGAGGCTCTTGCGAGCGGCGACAATACCCTCACCGGCCTTAGTCAAGGCTTTGTTTCTTTCGTTAATCCACTGGATCGACAATGACACCTGATTTTCGTCTTCCTTCATTTGAGCTCTCCGGTAAGTGCCCGCGTTGCGGTATTGAGTGTCGGCAAGAAGCCTTCCCTGTTTTGAAAACGATTCGTCCCGATGTATCTCTGGAGGACTTGCGCAGATCTCGTGATCCGTACAATCCGAACAAATGCATTGGCCTCAGTCTCTTTGCCGACTTCTTTGAGTACCGCGAGAGAACGGTTTGCCGTTGCGCGGCCTGCGGCGGCTATAGCTACTGGGAGGACGGCAAAGTTGTTTTGCTCAAGCCTCAGGGAGTCAAACCCCACAAAGACATGCCAAAAGACGTCGCTGAGGTTTTCAACGAAGCTCA